CGCCGCGGCGCCGCTTGCGGAGAAACATCCCGACATGCCCGAGGTCGATCGCGTGCACCCCGCGCGCGCATAAATCCGCCGCGAGTACGGTTGCCGTTGGCCCGAGGCAGAGGAGCGCCCGCGCCGGCCGGCCAATGCGGCGCACGATCGCGGCGTACTCGGCGTACGCATGTTGCCGCTTACACACGATCTCGGTGACCGCGCGCGCCCCGATCAAATCGCCGGCGGTCAGGGATTTCGTACTCCCGCGTACGAGCGTCACGTCGTGATCGCGCCAAAGGCCCTCGAGGCCGGCCCAATACGGATCGGTATCGATCCAGGGCGCCGAGTCGGGCCTCGAGACAAACGCGCTTACATACGCGCGCTCGGTGAGCCAGGGCAACGCCGATCGGCGGTAGGGCGCCCAGAAGGCCGCTTTGGCGGCCGGCATGGGCGCGAGGAGGTTCGGGATCCCGACCAGGCACGCCCCCGAGTCGCGCAAGATCTCGCGCAAGCGCGCTTGTAAGCGCGGCTCGGCGACTTGCGACTTGATGCCGCCGCCGTAGCAGAGCTTGAATTCCCCATCCCCGTACCGGGCCAGGCTTTTGCCGGCGAGTACCGCGGTGAGGGTGTCGACCTCGGAGGCGACGCGCGGATAGCCGCTCAGCATCGCGCCTCGATCCCTTCCGGTTTTGCGCCCTCATCCGAGGTCGAAAAAGCGGAAGCGCCGACCGCCTCGAGCGCCGCCTCGAGCGACCGCCTCGGAAAGGTCGCGAGCGCGGTTCGGCGCGTACAGTTGATCACGTCGACCCCGCACGCGCGCAAGGGCTCGAGCAACGTCGGAAAGAGTTTGAGAAAACTCGGGTACGGCGAGGGCAAGCCGGCGCGCGGATGATCGCCGAAAAAATGTTTCCGCTTGCCGTCGAGGCTCATGTCATAGCCGAGCAGGAGCACGCGCGCGGCGCCGAGGTGCACCGCCAGGTTGATCGCCTGATACCCGCTATTGCGCCCCGTGCGCACGCCGTCGGGCTCGAGACACAAGCCGCTCACCCCGTCATTGCGCACGCGCGCCACGTCGGGATACTGGCCTTTCGGGATCGTCATCCCGAATTTCAGGCCGGCGAAATCGCGCGCGCCCTTGTGCCAGGCCCACCATTTGCCGTCGCACGAATAGAGCACCTCGGCCCAGGGCGCGAGCCGGTACGCGTCACTGATCGCGATCACGCGCGCGCGCCCGCGCACCGCGGCCACGTCGGCCAGCGTCAGGCTCGGGCCGGTGCCGAGACAGACGATCGTCGAGCCGGGATACAGACGGGGCACCGGTCGGCCTTTCACGCTTCGGCCTCCCCTCGGGCGATTACCGGAATTTCCCACCCGTTGCCGCGGCCGATCTCGATCGGCGGGAAGAGGTCATAGATCCGATCGTCAAACACGATCCGTTGCGTCGCCGGATCGGGCCGGTCGATCGGATCGATCCGAAACACGCCGGTAATGTGGGAGGCCAGCCGTTGCTGAGCGAAATAGGCCTCGCGCGTATTCCCCGGTAACCATTGCGCATAGAGCACGAGCGGATCGATCGTCCAATCGATAAGCTCCTCGCCCGTGTCGGGATCTTGTGTTTTGGTCGCGGTTTGGAGGGTGATCTCCCGATCGCGAATGCCGGGGTTATTCATACCGGCACCCGGCGCAAGGCCGGCCGTTGCGGCAGGGCCGAATACTTAAACGGCCGCATGATCGCGTCGGCCCCCCAGGGCACGATTTGTAAATTGCCGCTCGTTTGATCGGCGACCTCGACGCGGTTCGCGTGAAAATGCGCCACGAGAAACCCGAGGGCGCCGCGGATGAGTTCGGGCACGTCGCCGGGTTGCGTCCCATAGCCGGCGCGATAGCGAATCTTGATCGCCTCGAGCGCGGCGTCGACCGTCGGCCAGGCCTCGACCGCGCGCACCGTGCCGCGCTTGGCATACGGGCCGGTCGGCCGCTCGACCACGAAATCGGTATCCTCGACGAGCGCCACGTCGGCCCCGTCCTCGCCGACATAGACCACGCTCACAAGCTCGAGCAGGGGAGGCTTCGGAAGCTCGATCGCGCCGCCGCCGGCGGGGAAGCCCTCGATCCGGTACTCCCATGTCGCGTCCAGCAATTGCCGGCCGGTGATCTCCTCGAAGAGTTGCCGGGCCATGGCGATATAGGTATCGATCAAGGTGTCCTCGCTTGTCGGGGTAAAGCGAAGGTGCTTTTTCGCCTCGTCGAGGTCGATCGGCTCGATCGTGGGCGGTGTGATCAGGGACACGTCGGTAAACAGTTCCGACGCGATCACGGTGGGCGAAGGGACGATGATCACGAAGGCGCCTCCCATTTGCCCCCGTAATCGCGCCCAGGCCGCCCGTCAGCGCCTTTCGGGCCGGCGGGGCCCGGTCGCCCATCCCGGCCGGCTTTGACCGCCAGGCGCCACGCGCGCGCCGGCACGCCGTCACCGCGGCCGCCCGGTACCGCCGAGGTCGGTTCCTGAGCGATCCAGAGGGAGCCGCCATGGCTCACCACGTCACCGCGCACGTACGGCCGATCGTGCTGATACACGCCGCGATCGAGGAGCAAGCCGTCAAAGGTGATCACGCCGCCCTCGATCGGCGTCCCGTCTTTGAAGCAGAGGGTAAACGTCCGCTCGCCGTCGTACAGAATCTTGATCCCCTCGAGCGTCCCGTCGCGGCCATCCTTGCCGTTGAGCCCCGGCGCCCCGTCTTTGCCGTCGAGCCCGCGCGCGCCGGCCGGGCCGGGCACACCGGGCAAGCCGTCGCGGCCGGCCAGGCCGGCGGGGCCCTCGAGGCCCCGCTCGCCGCGCTCACCCGCGAGGCCGCGCTCGCCCGCGTCGCCCTTCATGCCCGGCGCCCCGTCGAGGCCCCGCGCGCCAAGCTCGCCGGCGGGGCCCGTCGCCCCACGCGGGCCGATCGGGCCGATCTCGCCAGCCGGGCCCGGCGGGCCAGCGGGGCCAGGCGGGCCAAGGGCGCCCGGTTCCCCCACCGCGCCGGCCGGGCCAGGCGGGCCGGGCGGCCCGGGCTCGCCGTCGCGCCCGTCCCGCACCTCGCGCGCCTCGAGCGCGACCAGGCGGGCCATGAGCGCGTCAAAGGCCATGCGGCCTTGCTTGTGCTCCTCCTCGCGTCGCGCGTCCACCGTGGCGACCTTCGCCGCCACCGCGGTATCAATCGCCGCTTTGATCCCCGGCGCGATCGTGCGCAAGATGCGGTGCAATTCGTTTCGCGTCATCGGGTCAACCACTCCTCGAGAAACGCGATCGTTTCGGCTTTGGCCTCCTCGTCGGTGATCTCGTCCTCGTCCTCGAGATCGTCATCGTCGAGATCGTCATCGTCGAGATCGTCGTCATCCTCGGGCTTGTCCTCGTCAGGCGGCGGCGGTGTCGCCTTCGCCAGGCCAAACGGATCCGCCGAGTCGTTGCGTTTCTGCAAGGCACTGAGCGAGTAGTTTTGATGTTGCAAAAAGCAATCGTCGCCGCCCTCGACGGGTTTCTTACTGAACAGCGCGCGGCCTTCGTTCGGCGTGAAGATCGCGCCGCCGACCCCTTTGGTCGCAATGTCCATTTGCATCGACGAATCCATACGCAAGAGGGCATCGAGATCAAACTCAACGCCTAACTCGCGCTCGTTGGTGCGGGGAAGCTCGAGCCCCTCGTCGAGACACACCTCGCAGCTTTCGATCAATTGCTGCAACGCTTGGCCGTAATACTCGATATTCGCGGCTTGGACGTTGCCGTACGCCGGCATCGGCGCGAGGCCCACTTTCCAGGGCGGGACGTGAAACGCCGAGCACACCGTTTCGCCCGACCATTTCAATTGCTCGACCATTTGCGCATCGTGCGGCGTGGTCGTCATCGGCTCGTAGTGCAAGCCGTCGCCGAGCACCGCGACCCGCCCCGCGTTGATGCCGGTATAGTTCGCCTCCCAATCGTCTTTGATGCGTTTGGCGGTGTCGTCACTGATCAAGCCGGGCGCGGTGAGCACGCCGCCGGGTTGCGACAGGTTGGCGAAAAAACTCTCGGAGTTGCTTTGAATCTTGATCCCCTGCAACGCCGCCAGGCCGCACGCGTAGATCGGCGACACGCCCACGAGCGGATGAAACAGGGGCACCATGAGATCGTGAATGATTTCGCTCGCCGGCGCGGTGACTTGGCCGGCCTCGAGGCCCGAGAGGTGATCGCGCGCGAGTTGATAAAAGACTGCCCCATCGGGCGCGACCATCGGGATCACACGACCGGGATCGAGCGGATAGAGGGCGATCACGATCCCGCGCGCGTCGCGTTGCTTCAAGCAATAGAAATTGCCGCGCGTCAGTTTCGAGATCATCCACGTCTCAATAAACTTGACGCGCGTTTGAAAGCGATTCGGTTTGCGTAAGACCGGCTTAAAGGGCGACTCGC